GAGCATAAAATACTAGAATGACCCATGTGTGCGATTATTGCAAAAAAGAGTTTGTGAGAGAAACATCTATACAAGCGCACATGTGTGAACCCAAACGTCGACAACAACAGCGTGACGAACCTGGACCAAGACTGGGATTTCAAGCCTACATTCGTTTTTATGAAAGCATGGCAGGATCGGCCAGAAACAAAACACACGATACCTTTTGTGAAAGCAGCTATTATCGTGCGTTTGTGAAGTTTGGGCACTACTGTGTGAACACTAGAGTAATCAACCCAGACAGATTCATGGCCTGGTTGCTGAAACACAATCGCAAGATTGATCACTGGTGCAGTGACAAGGTGTACACTGAGTACCTGGTGGATCATCTAAAGGTAGAAGCGGTGGATGATGCACTTGCACGAGCCATAGAGTTTGGCATAGACTGGGCAGAAAAAAACGCCAGCCCTGCACATGATTGCATGCGGTATGGCAACGCCAATGTGCTGTGCTATGCTGTGACAGCAGGTAGAATAAGTCCTTGGGTAATTTACAATAGTGAATCGGGGCAGAAGTTTCTAAGCGAACTAGATGCCACACAGGTGGCCATGATATGGCCTTATATTGACAGTGATGCCTGGCAAAAGCGATTTCAGGACAGACCCCAGGATCAGGCCTATGCCAAGAACATTTTGAAACAGGCAGGATGGTAACATGATTAACACTATCATAAATGGGGCAGGAATAAATGTCATTAACGGCATTCACTCGGCACTCTACATAGACATGACTCGACCCAGTGCAGGCCTGGTCCGATACAACAATAATCATTTTGAAGTTTATGACGGCAACTCCTGGATGAAAATTCCCGGTGGGGATGCCCAAGTTACACTTGATGGTGTGACCTTGGAATCTTTGCAATGGGTTCGTCGCAAAATGACGGAAGAAAAACGCTTAGAAGAATTGGCAAAAAGTCATCCTACCGTGGCTGATGCCATTGATGCTGTGCGGCTAGCTGAACAGCAATTGAAAACCGTTGTGGCCTTGTGTACAGTATGAGCGCAGACATTGACATTGACTTTGCTGACCGCGAACATGTACTGAAACTGATTCAGCATACACCTGCACGGCAGATCACAGATGGTCGCCCTAGACGTCACAATTCAGGAGTGTATGTCACAGACATTCCACAAGATCCTGTGAATCACTGTGCTGCTATAGACTACGAGTCAGCAGAATCACGGGGCTACTTCAAACTGGACTTTCTAAACATGAGTGTGTATCAGTTGATCTCCAGTCCTGAACACTATGAAGCTGTGCTGGCTGCCGCGCCGCCCTGGGCAAGACTGTGGCAAGATCCTGAATGGGCTCGTCAGTTGGTTCACGTGGGGAATTATGGGCATCTACTGGCCGACATGAAGCCTGACAGCATACCCAGAATGGCTGCATTTATATCAATCATACGTCCGGGCAAGGCACACCTGCAGAATCTGCCCTGGCCTGAGGTGTTTGAATCAGTCTGGAATGGTGATACCAGTCGGGGATACACATTTAAGAAAGCACATGCTGTGGGATATGCGGCTCTGGTGGCCTTGCACATGAATCTGTTAGTCTAGGCGTCTCACAAGAGTAATTGATTTTCTCTTTGACTTTTTCCTGGCTATGTCCATCAAGCAGCAGGCAGGACCGTGCAGGATTTCAAGATCTTTATTGACAAAAGTTCTTAGAGTGGGCCTGAATTGATCCCATTCACCACGTAGGAATATGTTGATAGGAATAGATCTGTTGCTTTCCCACCACCAGGTTGACGCAAGATCCAGAAACTGTAGTTTGTCGCCTTGTGCCTGTATGCTGCCAAAGTCATAGATAGTGGTCACAATGTCATCACGATTTTGCACCACTCCCACGTACTCGGCATTGGCATACATGCACAGTGTTATAAACGGGTATTTCTCCGTTAGTTTTTCAAATATGTTATTACCCATCGGAGGTATTTATGGTCCACGAATTCTGGATAAATAATAGAATATGTATTCCACCACCGTTTATCTTTATCAGCAAATTGTCCGCGTGTTACTAGTAGACACCAGCGGTGGATATTTCACCAAGAGGTACGATCCAGTGTATGCAAAACAACTAACAATCAACAAGGGAGTAGACAATGTGCTGCTCTTTGAATTCATCAATCAGGATCAAAAACCTGTGAATATTGCAGGCTCGGACTTTGTGTTTCGAGTGGTGAATCAAGCAGGAGATGAGCTGCTGCTGACCAAGAGCATGGAGATTCTGAGCTCGGCTCTGGGCCGTGTCAAGGTAGTACTCAACAGCTCAGACACCATCAATATTCAAGCACAGCCAGCCAGCTACAGTATCCAACGCACAGCTGGCAACTATGTGCAGGCAGCCTACGTGGATGCCAACAGTCAGGCACGAGCAGACTGCAACATTGTGGACTCAGTGTTGCCCCAATTCCAGCCTAGTCAACCAGTCACAGTACCCGACCTTTATGGCAAGAATCAGTATGTGGGCACAGCACCCACAGGATATCCAGACTGGGCACTGAATCCTCAGCCGATCAATTCTGTACAGATGACTGAATTCTATTCCAGCTACATTGATACCACTGGTGCAAGTTTTACCACCGTCAAGTTTGATCTGGTTCACTACACCGGCACCGTCAAGATACAGGCAGCAGAAAACTACGAAGCTGTGTGGACAGATGTGAGTGAAAGCCGCCAGTACCTGGACCAGACTGTGAGCGATTATTTCAACATTGTGGGATTTCATCCGCTACTGCGCCTGGCGCTGAACAACTCTGTTGGCTACGGGGCCACTGGCAATGTGCAGGTGACCAATGGTGTGGTAACCGGAATCAGCCTGACCAATCTTGGGCAGTACTATGTGGCTGCACCCTATGTTCAAATTCTTGGTGATGGCGCAGGCGCCACTGCCCTGGCCAATGTGGGCGCAACCGGAGTGGTCAGCAGTGTCACAGTGACCAACGGTGGCTCGGGTTATTTGCCCATGCAGTTTGCCAACGGTGGAACAGCAGCAACCGTAATCTTCTCAAACGGCTTGATTCAGAACGTACAGTACCGATAATCGTTGCGATTGTAGCATAAATCTGTTACACTAAGCAGATGCTGGACATTGTGAATTATCTACCTGCCAAGAGAAAATCTAGTGCATCAGGGTGGATCAGCTTTAATGCTGTGTGCTGTGACCATAATGGCAACACCGCGGATCGCAGAAGTCGCGGTGGCCTCAAAAGATCTGAACAGGGTTGGAGCTATCACTGCTTCAACTGCAACTACACCGCTAGCTTTATCCTTGGCCGTACTGTAAGTTTCAAGGCCCGCAGGCTCTTGAGCTGGATGGGTGTGCCCGAACGTGAAATAGAAATGTTGAATCTTGAAAGCCTGCGGCACCGGAGCATACACGGTATACTAGATGATAGACAACGCACCGCAGATGTTCTAGCAGACATTCAATTTGAAGAACGAGACCTGCCGCCATTTGCTGAACTGGTTGGTGACACAGGACTGCACCGCGACTATGTGCAATCAAGATATGTGCCAGATGATTATCCTGTGATGACACAAACAAGTCCCGAACGTGCATGGCCTGCCCGTGAACAAGTGATCATACCATTTACACATCACAACAGCATAGTAGGATATACTATCAGATTCCTGGATGATCGTAATCCGCGCTACATAAATGACATGCAGCCCGGGTATGTGTTTGGCACAGACCTACAGCGGTCAGACTGGACTCAGGTGATTGTAACAGAAGGCATATTTGACGCACTCAGCATTGGCGGTGTTGCCTTGATGCACAACACCATAAGTGATGCTCAAGCTAGATTGATTCGCAATCTTGGTAGAGAAATTACAGTGGTGCCCGATCAAGACTCTGCAGGTATAGAGTTAATAGATCGTGCTGTGGAACTGGGCTGGGCAGTAAGCATGCCTGCCTGGGAAGATTGCAAAGATGTCAACGATGCTGTGAAGAAATATGGTAGACTAGGCGCACTGATAACTATCATGCAAGCTAGAGAAACCAGCCGAATCAAAATTGAATTACGAAAGAAACAACTTGTTAAAAGACTACAGCACTGATGTTCAAAAACTGTTCCTAGAAATGATGCTGGAGGATGCTGCCAGCTACGTTCGGGTGCAGAACATTTACAATCCAGAAAACTTTGATCGCAATCTAAGAACCGCAGCAGCGTTTATCAAGGAGCACTCAGAACAGTTCAAGACTCTGCCAGACCGAGCACAGATCGCAGCGGCCACAGGCATCAAGTTGAATGCAGTGCCTGACCTGAATGAAGGGCACTATGACTGGTTCATGACTGAGTTTGAAGCATTTACTCGGCGGCAAGAACTGGAACGTGCTATTCTAAAAGCAGCAGACCTGCTGGAAAAGGGTGACTATGATCCTGTGGAAAAACTGATCAAGGATGCTGTGCAAATCAGTCTGACCAAGGACATGGGCACAGATTACTTTGCAGATCCGGCAGCCAGGATCAACAAGTATTTCAACTCGGGTGGACAAGTGTCAACAGGTTGGCCACAAATGGATCGATTGCTGTATGGTGGATTCAGTCGTGGAGAACTGAACATTTTTGCAGGTGGTTCGGGCTCGGGCAAGAGTCTTGTGATGATGAACATTGCACTCAACTGGTTGCAGCAGGGCATGAGTGGTGTGTACATTACACTGGAACTGAGTGAAGAACTTACTAGCTTGAGAACTGATGCCATGCTCACAAACATGAGTACCAAGGAGATTCGCAAGGACATTGACAGCACAGAACTCAAGGTCAAGATGGTGGCAAAGAAAGCTGGCCAGTATCGAGTGAAGGGCTTGCCAGCACAGAGCAATGTGAATGATATTCGTGCTTACTTGAAAGAAGTACAAATACAAACAGGTATCCGGGTGGACTTTGTGATGGTGGATTATCTTGACTTGGTGATGCCTGTGAGTGCCAAGGTCAGCCCCAACGACTTGTTTGTGAAAGACAAGTATGTATCGGAAGAGCTGCGCAACTTGGCCAAAGAACTGGGCATTTTGTTGGTAACAGCAAGTCAGTTGAACAGATCAGCAGTGGAAGAAATGGAATTTGATCACAGCCACATTTCAGGTGGTATCAGTAAAATCAACACAGCAGACAATGTGTTTGGTATCTTTACCAGTCGCTCCATGAAAGAGCGTGGCAAGTATCAGATACAGTGTATGAAATCTCGAAGCTCGACCGGCGTTGGTCAAAAAATTGATTTGGAGTACAACATTGAAACCATGCGCATTACTGATGAAGGTGGGGACGAAAACGGTCATAACAAACCACAAAGTTCAATCATGGACTCAATTAAGGCCCGCAGTCAAGTCGCGCCTGCTGACAGCGGCAGTAGTTCGCAGCCCTGGGAAAAGCCCAGACCACGAGACGGTCATGATCCTTTGAGTGGTCGAGTCACAGCAGATGTACAAAGCAACAAACTCAAGCAGTTGCTGGGGCAAATCAAAGCTGCATGATATACCTAGATTTTTTTTCTGGAAGCCATGGACATTTTTTAGAATACGTGATAAACACCTGGCTACACAAGGGTCCAAGGGTACATAATATTTTTACTGAGCACGGATCTTGCCATCAAATTCGCAATGACAAAAATTACATGGCGCACAGGATAGTAGAAGCTGCACATTATACTGAGTTTGATATATCACAAAATACTCCAACCAAGGTAGTTAGAATCAACATTAGTCAGGACTGGGCCAACTGGATATATCAAATCAATGTCATGAGCCGAGCCGGCGATATACCTTTAGAAAAAAAAATAAAACTAACCCCAGAATCAGTGAGACATAGTCCTGTAAAACTTAGAAATGAGTGGTATGCTAAATTTAATTCAACTGTTGATGGATATTCTTTGCCAGATAATTGGCGCTGGCCCGACGCAGTAGTTTTTGAATTTAACATGGAAAGTTTGTTTGATCTAGTGGAATTTTATAATGAACTGTATCGCCTGGCCAATTTTTTAGAAATAACATTCGTACCCGACCGGGAGCTAAGTGATTTATTGGAAGAATTTTTAACTAGAAACCAAGGATGGCAATATTACAAAGAATGCAAACACTTGGCACATGCCGCAATTGCAGGAAACAATATTGAATTTTTTAGTAATGAAATATCTCAGGCATTAATCAATAGTTTGTTGTCAAAGTCCATTGGAATATTTGATGGAGAGTTGTTTGATAATAATAATTATCCTACATCCACCTGTCAGATATGGAACATTGTGGATCAACACTTAAAAACTTTTGATCAAAGATTTTGATATGAAGAAAATCTTTTGTTTTGGTGACGGATTTGCAACCGGGCATATATGGCCAGAGTGGCCTCAGATTTTACAAACGCTGGTGCCCGAACATCAAGTAATCAATACCGCAGGAATTGGAGCAGGTACTGAATTTTTAGTCTCAGGATTTGTTGATCTATTAGATCAGATGCATGATAGCATAGTAATCTTTCAGTGGCCGACCGCTGACAGATTTGATAAGATAATCGAAGATGACTCCTGGCAAGAGATTATTGCCAACGACCCAACGTATCATTTCAACGTCAATGTAGATTTGCAAGGAAAAAACTGGTGGTTAAGTAGTGCTAGCAAAGTTCAGGAGGTCCAGCATTACCACAGCCTTTATGTACAACAAAGCCAACACAATCGTAGACAACAAGTATATCATGCACTAGTATCGCAAACAGCTGAAAATTTAAATTGCCAAATAGTTCATACAAGCACAGACTCAGAAAATTTTTTTAGTAAAAATAATCAATTTAGCACAACTAGGCAAGCAGAAGTGCAACCGTCGCCGATTGTACATTTTCATTGGTTAATAGAACAAATTATTCCTCAGATCAATGTTACTATTGATCCAAATTTACAAAAAGAATTAGAGTCACTAATCAATCAAACACAGTGGATTCCATATGATCTGGATAGAGAATCAATCTGGGCAGAAATAAATAATCGACTCAAGTCTAACTAACTCTAGTTGAAATCAAAAACCGATAAATAATGTCAAAGGTCTGCAATAAAAATCATGCAAAAACGCACCCGTAGTTTGTTAGAAGAATTAGATTCCATGTATATCGAGCGTGAACGCGATCTAGTGATTGAGAGTCGGGCATCAAATGTCATAGCCAGTGCTATCAACTTGCTGGAGCAGATTGATGCTACATACACACCCGAGCAAGCAGAAAATCTCACACGCAAACTGCTGAATTCTATCCGTACCCGGGACGCAGGACGTTTTGCTAGAACCGTTAGAAAAACTCCAACAAGCACATAAACTCAACAGGATCAAGATGAAAATTTTCGAAGGCGGCAATGTATTCAAAGACCCCCAAGGCCAACCACTGACACAACGCATCAATCAAGCTGACGTTGCCGCTACCATTGCCTGGGTGGAACAAGTTACAGGTATTGAATTTCCTGAAGATCGTTGGTTGGGCAGCACTGGCCGCAAGGCCACATCTGGTGACCTGGATCTAGCTGTGGATCTTGGAGAAACAACCAAAGAACAGGTGGCAGCCGGGCTAACACAATGGGCCACCAGTCAAGGACTCGACCCTCGTGAATGGGTTCGTAAATCAGGCGAAGTGCATCTTAGAACTCCCATCGGCGGAGATCCCGAAAAAGGATTTGTACAGACTGATTTTATGTTCTTTCCCAACCTGGATTGGGGCACATTCTATTATGGTGGATCTGAAGGATCAGCCTACAAGGGCATGAATCGCAATGTGCTGCTGAGCAGCTTGGCCAAACAAGCCGGACTCAAGGTGGGCGCAAATGGCATGATCAGCCGCACCACAAATGAACTGGTCCGAGGCGGTCAAGATCCAGACTATGTGTCTGCGGTATTGCTGGGCGGCACTCAGGACCGAGCTGCACTAAAGAATGTAGAATCAATTTATGCTGCTCTAGCAAAGGACCCCGACCGTGACGCCAAGCTCAAAGACTTTCGTGAATATCTAGCCCGTGAAGGCCTTAAAGAACCCGAAATGCCTGTAAAAGAAAATGATGTTAACTTCTTGGCCAGACTACGGGACAGAATAGTAAATCAAGGCATGCAGCAATTGATCGAAGCCAAGCCCTTGTATCAGATATACGAACAAGAGCCCACTGCGGTGGGCGGCCAAGCCAAGGGTATTGAGCATCTGGAAGACTATGTGTTCCGTCAAGGAACCGCGGGTGTTGACCGTGCGCTGGCCATTGCTGATTCTTTTTACAAACAGCCCAAACAAGGGTCAGTCAAATGGGACGGAAAGCCTGCTGTGGTATTTGGTCGCAAGCCCGAAACCGGAGAATTTGTGCTCACAGATGATGCAGGATTCGGTGCAGTTGGATATGATGGCCTGTTTACCAGTACCGATGCTGTGGCTGACCACATGGCACAGCGTGATGCCAATGCTGCTGCCAAAGGCAATCAGGCCACCCGAGTGCAGACACTGTTGCCAGTGTATCAGAGTATCTGGCCATATTTGGAAGCTGCTACTCCAGAAAACTTTCGTGGCTATGTCAAGGGCGACCTGTTGTACAGTCCCGAAAAGCCCTGGGAAATAAACGCAGGTCTGGTGGAATTCAAACCAAACACTGTGGAATACAGAATTCCAGTTGCCAGCAAACTGGGCAAGGACATTGCAGGATCTCAAGTTGGTGTTGCTGTGCATACCATGTACGAAGATGCAGGCGCTGCCAAGCAGCCACTCAGCAGAGTCAAGTTTAATCCTGTGCCCGGCCTGTTGTTGATCGAACCCATATATGCTAAGCCTGTGGAAACAGCAGATCCCATTGTCAAACAAATCAAGTCACTGTTGCGCCAAAACCGAGCAGTCATGAACACCTTGTTTAATCCTGCTGAACTACGTGCCATGAAAATAACTGACTTGGCCAAGCTGGCAATAGACTACATCAACAAACGTGTGGATCCAAACCATGCAGCATACACTGGCAATTTTAGTGATCTTGTGCCGGGATTTCTAGCCTGGCTGCAACAGACTCAAACACCGCAAAAGTACAACAACATTCTGCAATATCTGCGCAGCCCTACCAGCAATGAACAAGCCTTGGCTGCTGCCTTTGTGTTGTTTGAATTGCTGCATGATCTGAAACTGGACCTGTTGACCAAGCTGGATGCACAAGTGCCCGGCAACGAAGGATGGGTGTTTGCAACCCCTGCAGGCTATGGTAAAGCAGTAAATCGCTTTGATTTCACAGCCAGAAACAAAGCTCGAAACAACCCACCAAGCCCTTAATTTTTATCAAGATCGATAAATAAAAGTAGGGCAAGTAGCCCACTTACTTAAGGAGACTTTAAATGTCAGGATTTACAAAAACAAACGGCACGAATCAACCAGTATTCAACATGGATACAGCCAATGGCAACATTGGCGGAACAGCTAACATTGCTGCAACTGGTTCAGTTAACTTCCAAGGTCCCAAGCTGGATTTCTTCAGCTTGGTTGCCAATGGTGCGTTGACTACATCAGCAAACGTGAATGGCTATATCAACAATGTGTTGCAAGCTATTCAGACCAAGGGCACTGTGGCCATGTATCAAGTTAGTCCAGCAGCACCAACAGTGTTGAACTTGGCTATCTATCCAACAGGCGCATACACTGCTGCCACATTGTTGACCACTGCTAATACCAGTGCCACAGTGGCATCTGGTGGTCAGAACTTGGAATTGAGTTCAGCAGCCGGCAATGCAGTGTTCACTACTGCTGCTACCAACTTTGCTCCTGTCTAATACTAGATAGTAGTAAAAAATCAAGGCCCTGGTTTATTTCCGGGGCTTTTTTTTGGCCGTAAATACTCCATGGCATATAGTATTTGTGTATTGACTGATTTTGATTGTAGACCCACTGGTGTTACAGGACATTTTCGAACAAGCGTCTTGCCGTTTGTGGACCGAGCAGATCAATCAATAACCAATTTTGAATCCTGGAACAGCAGTAGAAATCAACAACGCAACTGGGAAACTATATTGCAATTGATAGGACTGTACACACAGCCGCAGCACATATCTAACATACGAATGCAAAACGGTCGTTGGGAATTTGAGTTTGAAACAGAGTTTGATGATGTGTTCAGACTCGATGAAGATCCAGTGGGCTTGCTCAAACAGGCATGCCGCGGCGTTCCAATCATCAACTATGTTCAGCAACAACTGACCACACTACTACAACCAGACGTGAACATTTGGTTCTATCCAAAAGGCCATAAATAATTCATGGACACAACAGAAATCGAAAAGAAGAGCCTGGAAGCGCATGTAGAGCTCTGCGCCGAACGTTATCGCCATCTAGAACTGCAACTAGATTCTGCCAATTCTGCTATCAGTCGACTAAAAGACATGACAGAAGAAGTTCATGCCATGATGCATAAAATTGTGGACAATCGAAACAATCAATTGATAAACTGGGGACTTGGATCTATTGGGTTCTTGTTGGCCACTGTTGGTTGGTTGTTATCACACTACGTATTCAAATGAAAGCCAGCCGCAAATTGGCCGCCCTGGCCGAAAGAGAACTGCCTCATCTGCTGGAAAACGTCATTGTAGAAGACGGGGAAAAATATCGTGCTTTTGGCAAATACACAATACAGCCCAGAGATCCGGGATTTGACGTTTCCATAAGAGACGATGCTGTGGGCAAATTTAGCACTACTAAATCTGCACTTGCCTGGTGCATAGCCGACAGATTAAACTATTTTAATCTTGCTAGACAAATACAAGAGCTAGATCAATCACTCACACGATTGCGCAATGATATTTACATCCGTAAGAACATTGCAGATCGTATGTCGGGAACTGCCTGGGAAACTGTAATAACCAAAGTATCCTACCGACAAGACCAAAGTCAACTGCTGGAACAAGAGTTGACAAAATGTATAAATTTGGCTAAATACTGGCAACTACGAGGAAACTCAAATGAAACTAAACGAACTGGCCGTAACACGCCCCACACAACAAATCGCTAAGGTATTCGAGAGTCATTTTGATCAACAAGTTCAATTTGACTCAATGAATCGCGGTCAACTGCACAACATGTATCGCAAGGTACGTGGGGTATTATCTGAACACAGAAGCGGCCCTGCACGTCACACCAGTGAGCGTGACCCTGCTTACCTGAAATTGATGATGATGGAACAGGCACTTGCAGAAAAAATCTACGAAGATGAAATGGCCGCTGCCAACACTGCTGCCCCTGCACCGGGAGTAAATCCCCAACAGGCTGCTGCCATGGCTGCCAAGCAAAAGATGGACCAGAAGACACAGATACAAAAAGAACTTGAAGATCTGAAAAAACAAGTGACCGACAAGCAGAACGAACTTACCAATCTCAGCAGCACTACCTCAGTGCAAGAACGTCGTCGTGCTCAAACTTATGGATACTATCTTAGCGAAAGCGAAGTTCAGCAAGCCCAAGTAGTTCTGGCTGCACAAGACATGGTTGACAAAATGCAAGGCATGATTGAAGACACCACTGAGATGCAGTTCAAAGAATTGCCAGCCTTGGTTGATTCAATTAAAAATCAAATTGGTGCAGATCAAGCAGCTCAGTTCAACAATGATGCACAAGCAGCATTGACCGGACTGGTTCAGAATCTGCAAGGCAGCAAACAACAGCTGGAACAAGCTCTTGGTGTGGTAACTGGTCAAGGCCCTGTTGAAATGCCCGGAGCTGAAATGGCTCCACCTCCACCAGCCGGCGAAGAACAAATTGACGTGAGCATGACTGCACCCTCTCCTGAAGAAGAACTAGATGCAGCAGCCGTTGGCCCTGCAGCATCTCTAGGACGAGAGCGCAGATAATGCGAATTGATGAAGTAGCTGTAGACGACACCGCAGACAAATTACTGGCCCTGGCCCAATTTGCTGTGGGCCGTGCCACAGATACTTCTGCAAAACTACAAATGCCTGTTCAGGCATTTATCAATCGTGCTAAAAATATTGGGATTGATATCACTCCTGATACTTTGCAAAGCCTAGTTGGCCAACCGCCCTTGAGTGGCATAATAGAACCCATGTCGCCAGATGCTACTGAATTGATATTCAAAGGCGGCGAACAACCTGGACCCACTGCTATGCCGGTAAATCAAGCACAAAATATTGTGGCACAGGCTGCAAAATCGGCCATGAACAAAGACCGTAATCTCGGTTGATTCAAACTGGTTGACTAGTCAGCCTGTTGGTAGTATACTCAACAAAAGGAACCTGTATGGCTTATTCAAATCAAGTAATCGATCACTACGAAAATCCACGCAATGTGGGCAGCTTTGAAAAAGGCGATGTAGACGTTGGCACAGGCATGGTAGGAGCACCTGCCTGCGGTGACGTAATGAAGTTACAAATAAAGGTTGACAATGATACAGGTATTATTACAGATGCAAAATTTAAAACGTATGGCTGCGGATCGGCTATTGCGAGTTCGAGCCTCATTACCGAATGGGTCAAAGGAATGCACATCGACAAAGCAGGAACAATCAAAAACTCCGACATTGCCGAAGAACTAGCATTACCTCCGGTCAAGATCCACTGTAGCATCCTGGCTGAAGATGCCATCAAGGCCGCAGTAGCAGATTACAAAAGCAAGCATGATCTCCTTAACTGATGATGCTGCTAGAAAAATAACTCAAACCATTCAACGTCGCGGCCATGGTATTGGTATTCGTGTTGGTGTAAGAACCACAGGTTGCTCAGGACTTGCTTATGTGTTGGAATATGTAGATACAGCACAACCTGAAGATATCTGCATTGACTGTGCCAACTGCAAATTGTTTGTTGATCCCAAAAGTTGTGCCTATCTTCAAGGACTTGAAGTAGACTACACAAGACAAGGTCTCAATGAAGGATTTGAATTTTCAAATCCCAACGAACGCGACCGCTGTGGTTGTGGAGAAAGTTTTAGAGTTTAAATGATAGTCAACCGATACAACTACACGCCCATCAATAGAGAAACCATAGACGGCAAACGACACTACTGTTTGCCCGACGGCAGCAAGGTACCCAGTGTAACCACAATACTGGACCGAACCAAGTCAGAAGAAAAACGTCAGGTCCTGGCCAACTGGCGCCGGCGGGTGGGCGAACAAAAAGCACAAGAAATTACCACAGAAGCAGCCAACCGTGGCACACGCATGCATGCGTATCTTGAGCACTACATGTTGAATGATGACATGAAACCCTTGCCCGGCAATCCTTTTGCACATCCTTCATGGTTCATGGCAGCAGAAGTTATTCTACAAGGACTGTGCCATGTGAATGAATTTTGGGGTGCAGAAGTTCCTGTGTATTATAGTGGGTTATATGCCGGAACCACAGACTGTTTGGGCGTATGGAAAAACAAGCCTGCTATCATGGATTTCAAACAGACCAACAAACCCAAAAAACGTGAATGGATTGATGATTATTTTGTGCAGTTGGCAGCGTATGCAGCAGCACACAACGAAACCCACGGTACTGCCATTGACTGCGGCGTTATTTTGATGGCTCAACAGCCCGATGTACTAGCAGACGGTAGCCTGGGCAAGCCCATATACACCGAGTACGTGATTGAGGGAGACGAGTTTGCACACTGGACCAATGAGTGGATGAAACGAGTTGAGCTGTATTACGCCACACGCTAAATACAGCACAGAATCAGGATTCATATGGCAATTGTACAAGTTAGTCGCATCACAAACCGTAAAGGTCTAGCAGAAAATCTGCCGCAATTGGCCGGTGCAGAATTGGGCTGGGCTATTGACGAACGCAAATTATACATCGGCAATGGCACCCTTCAGGATGGCGCACCGGTTGTTGGCAATACTGAAGTTCTCACAGAGTTCTCAGATTTGCTGTTGGTAAATGGAGCATACACCTACCAAGGTGCTGCTGCTGGATACACTGTGCAAACTGGTGCCACGTCAGGCAGTCCAGTTAGTTTGAGTTTACAAAACTGGTTGGATCAATTTGCCAGCGTCCTGGACTTTGGTGCAGTAGGCGATGGTGTCACAGACGATACGGCTGCTATCAATCGCGCATTGTACCAGTTGTTCTGTAGAGAAATCAATCCACAAATTCGCCGGTCGTTGTTCTTCCCGGCCGGCGTTTACTTGGTTACTGAATCAATCATAATTCCGCCTTATGCCAGACTCTACGGCGAAGGTGCAAACTCTAGTGTTATTACGCTGGACACTTCAAGCCCTACAAGTACCTTGAGTGAATACGTGGCCAGATTTGGCGACAGTCTACAACAGACAGGTGTAAACATTGGAAATAACGGTGCTATTGCACCTACCAATATTGAAATTGCTTTCCTAGGATTCCAGTCATTGGCAATCACAGACATCATGCTGGTACAGGATGCTAGTTTTTGCACATTTACCGATGTTGGTTTTAACGGACCGTTGGTTCAGGCCGATCTTGTGACAGATGCTGACAATATGGCATGTGTGCGGTTTGACTCAACTCTGAGTTTGATCTGCAACAACATCACCTTCCGTAGATGCAGTTTTACAGGCGCCACCTGGGCATTCAACACTGCCAACGAAACGCAAGGGTGTGTGGTAACTGAAAGCCAATTTGACACATTGTTCCAAGGTGTGCTGTTGGGTGACCCGACGCCTGTGAATGGTGGACCAACTGGATTCCGAATCCTGGGCAACAGCTTTGATAACATCTATGCTGAAGGTATCAAAATTGCTGCCAACACCGGACTCAATGCTTCGGGCTACAATGTGTTCTATGACGTTGGCAACCACTTTAATGGAACCACAAGTCCAGCCACATCAGTAATCAACTTCCTGGGTGAACAAAATGTCAGCATAGGTGACATGTTTGAACGTACTGCTGTTTATGCTACCACCTATCCACGAATCAACATAAATGATGGAGTTAATCTTGCGTATGAAAGTGCTGACCAAATCAAACAAGGCACCTATGTAAGAGAAACGGGTCAGGCACTGACCTTGGTGGACAACACTGCCGGTCAAGTTATAACCACATTTGATGCGACCAAAATTCGTGCAGTACAAATCAATTACACTATTGTGAGAACAGTTGACATTCAAACCGGAGTGTATTTTATTGTGGCAGGCACAACTAGCTCGGGCACAGGATTAACTGGACAAGATACCAGTGTAAATAATGGCACAGGTCCGGGTGTGACATTTGCTGTGAGCGAAACAGCCAGTGTGGTATCCTGGACTGCAACCACTTCCAGTACCGGTAATGCTGGTACTATTCAATATTCAATAACCCACCTAGCATAAAAAGCGATGTGGCTCCCCACTTTTGCTCAACGGCTCGACAGTTGGTCACAACTCCGGGCCCAAGCCGCACAGGTCGATTCAGAATCTGCACTGCACCTGATTAATGCCTGGTGGTTTTGCGCTCCGTGGCGTGCTTACCATTTGCACTGGGATGATCGGCCCACTTGGCCAGATCCCTGGCAACTATTGAGCGACAACATGTACTGCGGCCTTGCTCGCGGACTGGGAATCATGTATACTATAGCTATGCTGGACCACTCGGAAATGCAGGATTCCCATCTAGTAGACACTGGAAGTGACAATTTAGTCCTAGTTACCCAAAAGAAATATATATTGAATTGGGGGCCGGAACAAGTGTTAAATATCAACCCAGGACCTTATAAAGTTCATCATAGTGTTTCGCTACAAGAAATAAAACAACAAATTAAATAATAATGAAAACAATCACAGTACAAAAGCGCAATGGCCTTCGTGAGCCGTTGGCGTTGGAAAAATGGCAGACACAGATTGCAAAAGTATGCGCAGGCATTGCAGATGTTAGTCAAAGCATGGTAGAAATCAAGGCACAATTGCATTTTTATGATGGCATCACCACTAGAGAAATAGACGGTATCACGCTTAGAGCCATTGTTGACTTGATTGACGTGGAATCAAATCCCGGAGTTGGGCACACCAACTATCAGTTTGTGGCCGGCAAGCAACGACTATCAATGTTGAGAAAAGACGTTTATGGTACCTACACACCTCCTCACCTGTATGACATTGTGAAGACCAATGTGGCCACAGGCTTGTACACTCCTGAGTTGTTAGAGTGGTACACCGAAGATGACTGGAACCGCATGAATGACATGCTGGATCATGCCAAGGACGAACAATACAGTTATGCAGCTATTGAGCAGCTGATTGAAAAGTACCTGGTAAAAAATCGTTCAACAGGACAAACTTATGAAACTCCACAAATTAGATACATGGTCGCGGCCGCTACTGTATTTCACTCAGAAGAACCGAACACAGCGAGAATGCGCTATATCAAAGAATATTACAATGCAGCGAGTGATGGTCTTTTTACTCTTGCTACTCCTGTTCTGGCTGGCCTGGGGACTCCTACTAAACAATTTTCGAGTTGCGTCCTTATACGCAGCGATGACGACCTCGATAGTATATTTGCTTCGGGCGAAATGATGGCCAAGTATGCCAGCAAACGTGCTGGCATTGGCTTAGAGATTGGTAGACTACGTCCGTTGGGTTCACCCATTCGCGGTGGCGAAATCATGCACACAGGTATGATACCATTCTTAAAAAAATGGTTTGGTGACCTGCGCTCATGCTCACAAGGTGGCATTCGCAATGCCTCAGCCACAGTGTTCTATCCCATCTGGCATCATCAGTTTGATGACCTTATTGTACTCAAGAACAACCAAGGCACAGAAGAAACTAGAGTCAGACACATGGATTATGGAGTGGTCCTCTCCGCCTTCTTCTGGAGACGATTTAAGAATAAAGAGATGATCACATTCTTTGATCCTAATGAAGTGCCAGATCTGTATCAGGCATTCTACAGCAATACAGAACTGTTTGAAGAACTCTATGTCAAATACGAAAAGCGCAAGGACCTTCGCAAGAAGACCATGAGTGCAGAAGAAGTATTCAAGGGTGGCATCTTGAAAGAACGCACAGACACTGGCCGTATCTATCTAGTGTTCATTGACAATGTGATGAAGCAGGGTCCATTTGATCCTGAGTATCATACAATCTATCAGAGTAATCTATGTTGTGAAATACTTTTACCTACTAAGTCTTTTAAGCGCCTCGATGATGCTGATGGCCGCATCGCTTTATGCACTCTTGGTTCCATTAATTGGGGTGCCTTCCGTAATCCTGAAGATATGCGCAGGGCTTGTCGCATTTTACATAGAAGCCTCAATAATATATTGGACTATCAAGATTTCTTATCAATTCAATCCAAACTAAGCAATGACGAGATTCGTCCGCTAGGTATTGGTATTACCAACCTGGCATACTGGCACGCCAAGCGTGGCTTGCAATATGGTGAAAAGGATGCACTAGGTGAAGTCAAAACTTGGATGGAACACCTGGCATTTTACTTGACCGAAGCCAGTGTAGAACTGGCCAAGGAACGCGGCAAGTGTCTAGGCAGCGATCACACACGCTACGGTCAAGGAACATTCCCCTGGGAACTACGAGCTCAGGGTGTGAATGAACTTGCAGACTTTGCTCCAGAGCTGCCATGGGAAGCCCTGCGTACAGAAATGAAAACGCATGGGGTACGCAATGCCACACAAATGGCAGTGGCTCCTGTGGAATCCAGTTCAGTTGTAATCAACTCAACCAACGGTATTGAAATGCCTATGAGCTTGATCAGTGTTAAAGAATCCAAAGCCGGAAGCCTGACACAGGTGGTTCCAGAGTACCACAAACTCAAGAACAAATATCAACTGATGTGGGAACAGAAAGATTGTGATGGTTACTTGAAGACTGCGGCTGTTATTGCTGCTTATGTTGATCAGAGTATCAGCACCAACACATTCTACAATCCTGCACACTTTGCAGACCGTAAGGTTCCGACCACCCTGATTGCACGAAACTTGATGCAGTCACACCACTGGGGCCTGAAAACTTTTTACTACAGCCTGATCAACAAAACAGGCAGCAAGAATGTCACAGAAGATGCCCCGCTTGAAGTGATTGACTTTGACGATCAAGACGACTGTGAGTCGTGCAAACTTTAACAAAATAGAAATATAAAACAAATGTCAAAACAACAATATAACTTGGCAACACGAACCGATTACCTCAATCGCAAGATGTTCCTGGACCCTGCAGGTCCTGTAACTATTCAACGCTTTGAAGAAGTCAAATACAAAAAGATTGCAGACTATGAAGCCACAGCACGTGGCTTCTTTTGGCAACCCGAAGAAGTCAGTCTTACCAAAGATTCAAATGACTTCAAGGATGCCAGCGAAACAGTTAAGCATATCTTTACCAGCAACTTGTTGAGACAAACAGCTCTAGACAGTTTGCAAGGTCGTGGACCCAGTCAGATCTTTATGCCTGTGGTATCATTGCCAGAACTAGAAGCTCTAATCTACAACTGGACATTCTTTGAAACCAACATTCATTCAAAGAGCTACAGTCACATCATTCGCAACATCTACAACGTGCCCAAGGATGTGTTTAACACCATTCACGACACGCAACAGATCATCGACATGGCATCAAGTGTTGGCAAATACTATGATGACCTACACAGAATCAACTGTGCCAAAGAACTAGGCCAACCTGTGGAAGAAGTAGAACATGTGAGAGCAATCTGGATGGCATTGCATGCCAGCTATGCACTGGAAGCGTTCCGCTTTATGGTCAGCTTTGCCACAAGCCTGGCCATGGTAGAGAACAAGATCTTCATGGGCAATGGCAATATCATTAGTTTGATCCTGCAAGACGAGATCTTGCACAAGGAGTGGACTGCTTATATGATCAATCAGGTCATCAAAGAAGATCCACGCTTTGCCGCAGCCAAGGTTGAGTGCGAAGCTGAAGTGTATGAGTTGTATCTGGATGTGATCCGTGAAGAAAAGGGCTGGGCAGACTACCTGTTCAACAAGGGACCTGTGATTGGACTCAATGCCAACATTCTCAAAGACTTTGTGGACTACACAGCCGTGGGCGCACTCAAGGAAATTGGTATCAAGTATCAGGAACCTGCACCTCGCTCGACACCTATTCCTTGGTTCAACAAGCATGTGAACACATCAAACAAACAAACTGCACTGCAAGAGTCTGAAAGCACTAACTATGTTATTGGAGTCATGAGCGATCAGCTGGACTACGATGCACTACCGGAGTTATAAAATGAAAACTCAATGCACGATCTGCCCACTAGAGGGCTCACATTACACACAATTTTGCTCACTGCTTCCTGTATATCAGTTAGCAAATACAGTGCATGAATGTCAATATCAAACTGAATGTTCACAAATTAGAGAGTCAATAGAACTACAAAAGGAATTAGAAAAAGCATGACAACCGCAATTGTATGGTCAAAAGACCAATGCCCCTATTGCGACCAGGCCAAAACGCTACTGGAATCTCGAGGCATTGAATATGAAGAACGCAACGTGAGCCAGGACTGGACACGTGAACAACTACTAGAAGCAGTACCAAATGCTCGAACATTACCACAGATCTTCCTGGATGAAGAACTTGTGGGCGGATTTACAGAACTTAGAAAGAAATTAACAGAATGAAACATCTCGAAGGCAGCACAGTAACTTTTAAATTGAACTCTGGCGAAGAACTCATTGCCAAACTAACACGGGCCGACGGAGATTGGCTGGAAATCAGTGCACCAGTTAGTGTAGCACCTGGACCGCAGGGCCTGGGACTAGTGCCCAGCATGTTTACTGCTGATGCAGATGAGCCAGTCAAACTAAACATCAACAACGTGGCAATTTACGCATTGACAGATGATGCAGTCAAGATGAAGTACATCGAAGCATTGACTGGAATCCGAGTGCCGGAAAAGAAATTGATAATGGGTTAACAGCCCAGTATTTCACATCCATAAATACAGCATGGGGCATAGATTTGTAATCATGAAAGGCACTGAGCTTTTTGTGTATGATCAATACAAAGATATTCCTGACGATCTAGATCATGTGATAGAATTTCTGCCCGAAATTCCACCTGAACCACACACTCAACAGCAGCACGAAGAGATAGATGCCTGGTGTGGTCTTTTTTTAAAACTTATGGAAAAGGCATATGCGACCAGTAGCAAGATTAGGTGATCCCGGAGTTCCACATTGTTCTCCCTACGTTATTGCCAACGGCAGTCCCACGGTATTTGTCAATTTAAAACCTGCTGCAAGATTAGGTGATATTAGCACAGCGCATTTACGACCCGGTAATCCGTGTCGAGGGCATGTGGCGCCAATTTCTTCAGGAAGTCCAACTGTGTTTGTTAATCTTAGACCTTTGGCACGACTGGGCGATCCCTTGGCCGCATGTACTTTTATAGCTTCCGGAAGTCCAACCGTTTTTGCAGGATAACACATGGCCATAAGTGTGTTGACTCCATTACAAATGATTGCCGGCGCCACGTTAAGCAACAACGGTGGAGTGGCCATTGCCAACACCTGGACAGCAGCAGTAACAGCCTACACCAGCACATCACTATTGACGCCATTTTTTAATACTGTGGGTAATAGTGCTGCTGCCAACATCAGTGGAAACACACTGACCAGCATGTTTACATTTTGTGCAAACACTGTGCCTGCACTAGCTGACAACACACCTGCTGCGTATGCGTCTCTAGGCACAAACACCACATCTGGATTTACTGGCATAATTACTGCCCAGGGCTCTAGCTATCTTGGCAATGGCAATGTTGCAGTTTTTGCGCAGGTGTTTGGTGCAGCACAAGGTTACATAACTTCGGTCAATCAATTTATCAACACCAGCGTAAACAGTCAGACCTATCTTGGGTCAACGTTTACCACCATGAACAGTCTTGTCACTGGCAATCTCAGTGACACCACCTTGGCCATGACAACATTTGGACTAGACCTAGAAGCACTGGGACAATTGATTGATCTTGACAATCTTGGTAATTTTGGTTCTCCAGCAGCACTGCTACGACAATTGGTTACACTGACCAATCTCACACCAAACATTCAAGCTATCTTGATTCAAGCAGGACTTGACGAAGCCAGCATTGGTAATCTAACCACTCCCAATGTCAATGTAAGTGATAGTGTACAACATCTGGCATACCTGGGCCTGCTGAATGTCACAGGTACTGACCTAGAACAGGTGTTGGCTATTTTTGGTGTGACTACCAAGAACATAAACACCATGGCAGACCTGTTGAATCCTGCAAAAATATTCCCCAACAGCATTGCCAGTCTCACAGTACGCACCTACAATCAAGATACCACGTCAGTGCTACGGGCCATCTACGACAACACACAAGGCACAGTGAATTCAAAATTGTTGATTTACTTGCCAAGATATGTGTTGACCTTGGGTACTCTGAATATAATCAGCTACGAAAGACTTGCCAGAATCATACCAGCAGACCAGGCTCTGGCCTGCAAGGCCATACAAGTTAGTCTACAACAAATAAAAAATATAAGCAATCTCAATTTATCTCAACTGGCAGTAGCATTTGCTTTCATGCAGACCACGAGAGATCTGCCATCTATATCTGCACTAGAACAGGCTGTGCCTGCTAGCGTGGCTGCATACTATTCTAATTCATATGCTACCGGCTCAGGACCAGACGGAACACTGGTAATTACTGATCTTCTTGGCGCAGCAGTCGGAGTTGACTATACAAGTGTGCTGAGCAACACCACAGTCACAATCAACAGTATGACCAGTGCAGGTATCCTGGCCGGGTTGACCGACACCTATGGCAGAATGCAAAATACTGTCAACGGAGTGTACGGCAATGCTGTTGCCGGACCAGTTACGATTCCTGCAGGCACAGGTGTTGGAGTGTATGCCAATGCTGATGCAGCATTACAACAACTAATAGCCAATGCCACAGTGCAGGTTTCTAACATATCCGCAACATACCCTACCCAATCAGGCGTTTTAAATTCTGACTTCAACTCGATGGCAGCAAAATTGATTTCTGAAAATACCAATCTTGCACTGGCCAGCATAGACATTGCCAATCTTGACGCATCGGGTCGCGGACCAGTCATGAGTTTTGTGCAAAATCTGCCTGACTACGGAATCAATACAGAAGCCAATGGTCCAGCACAGTTTATCGAAACAGTGGCTGATCTTACCACCCAAGGCGGACAAGCTATTGTGGCCTGCCTGAGAGAAGGACGTAATCTCTTGGTGCTAAACGGCGTGGGCATTGGGCAAGATACTGCCATACCCAGCGAGTATGCAGGCGTAGTTCCGCAGGCCAATCTCATACCATCCACCTATTCAGACGCAGAAGCAGCCAATCTAGTGGTAAAATAACCCTGGATGCATCACAATCCGCTAAGTAACTAGTGTGAATAGCACAAAAATTAATTTTAAGGAAAAACCTCATGAAGAAATATGCTTTAGTAATGGCCCTAGCATTGGCCGCCTCCCTAGCACAAGCTGACGCCACCGTTTACGGTAAAGCTCGTGTGTACCAAGAAAACACCAAGACCGGCACCGCCGAAGGTGTAACCGCGTTGACAAACGATTCCAGCCGTTTCGGTATCAAAGCCACAGAAGCACTTGCTGGCGGCATCACTGCTGGCGTTGTGCTTGAAACTGGCTACGGTGGCGACGCTCCTGCAGCAACCACACTGGGTGACCGCACTGCTGTTGTTGGCTTGTCTCACAAGTTGGGTTCCGTGGCCATGGGTCGTGACAAACACACCATTGCTCGCACACTTGACAACTATGACGCCATGGGCAATGCTTTTGGTTCCAGCACCGCAGTTATTCATGCTGCACAAGGTTCACGTTTGCAAAATGCAGTGTTCTTGACTGCCAAGCCTGTTGCTGGACTTTCTGCTACGTATGCAATTGCCAACAGTGAAGTTGCTGGTGGCACTACAGAATCACAAGCCAGCAGTGTTGAGTACACTGTAGGTGCTGTGAGCGCAACTGCTGCTCGTTTGACCACTGGTACCAACAGCTATTCAGGCATCGTTGGTGCTAGACTAGCTCTGGCATCTGGCACAAAAGTATTTGCGATGTATTCTGAAGACAAAGTATCTGGTGCATCAACCACTGGTAAATCAGTTGGTGTTAACCAGGCTGTTGGTGCAGTGACTTTGCTTGCTGGCTACGGTGAGAATGACACTGTCAAGGCCTACAATGTTGGCGCATCTTATGCACTGAGCAAGAACACTTTGGTTCATGCACGTTATGTCAAAGAAGATTCTGCAACCAATGTACAGAAATTTGGTGCTGGTCTAGAAGTCAACTTCTAAATCCTGCACTGTATAACGCAGTACAACAAAAACCCGCTGAGGCGGGTTTTCTTTTGGTTGACCAATAATACCCATGATGCTATAATACACACATGCAACCAGCTGCTGCCCGTTATGAAAAGTTCAAACGAAAGATGTTGTTGTACTATCATCGCAGCGAATTTACAGTGGTAGAATGGATTGTGTGGTTGGCTATTTTGGGTTGGTTGACCAATATTGCTCGAAATGCTATAATACACACATAGAGCAAAACAGGAGCAGAGAATGGACATTACTCAAGCTATCTCAATCTGTGAACAGTATCGCATTGATCACAGCGTCAGCGGGTTTTTGTTAGAAACTCTGGAATCCATGCTGGCTGCAAAACAACGCAACGAACTCACTGCTGAACAGCGAGTGGCCCTGCAAACAGTCATGAACAAAGGTATGAGCCTGATTGCAAAGGCTGAAAAATGAAATGGTTTGCTGAAACAACTGAATGGTCCGGTGACACGGCACCCAATCATGTGTACCTGATGGACGATGGCAAGAGCAAGATGTATGCCTATGTGAAGTTTGGCACAGGAGCAGCACACAAATTTCGTACGCCCATGCGGATTGACATCCGTGGACGCAAATTCAAAATTGTGCCTGATCAATGGAATGTTTCTGTTGACGTGGCACCACCTGCAGGTGAGACCTGGACCGTGGCCGGCAGCAAGGGTGAGGTTTATACCGTGACTCGGTTAAACGGCAACTTGAGCTGCACTTGCTCGGGATTTCGATTCCGCGGCCAGTGCAAGCACACAAAACAAAACGGTTGACCAATATTCGCCAATCTGTTATAATTAACGCTTAAACACAAAAGGAGTTTTAGATGCTTTATACTTTCGCTGGTACTTCCGTTCTCAAAGGCGCTGTCAAAGTTCGTTTTGCCAACTCAGAAGCTCGGGGCAAGCAATTGGCCAAGCTGGGCGACACTGATGTGAATATTGTGCCGTTGCCAAGTGCAATGGACAAGGCCGGTGCTGTGTGTTATCTGCAGAATCTAGCAGGCTTTGCTGACACTGATGCGGTGCGTGAAGCACTGGCAGGCGAAGTGGCAGTCAAACTCCGCCCTGCTAAAACTGCAAAAAAACATCTCACCAAAACTGTTCGTGTCAAGACTGCAAAGCCTGCTCGTGTTCGCCGCACTGAGCCAGTGGTTGTTACTCAAGCAGAAGTTGACGCCTTGATGGCAGCAGTATTTGGAGTTAGGTAACATGACCAATCGCAAAATTGACTTTGCTCAATTGGGTTTTAATCGATACCAAGTGTCAGACATGAACATTGTGATGAACCTGAAGACTCCAGAAGAAATTCAGGACTGGATGGTGGCAGTGGGTGCAGCGGATGTGGCCTATGCCATCAGTTTGCTGGAACAAGCTGCCTTGCTTGAGCTGGACAGTGCAACTGACACCATGAAACGTTTTCCCGAAGCAATGGCTGCAATTAGAAAGGTAATGTAATGGGACTGGACATGTATGCTTATGCTGCCGCCAAGGCAGCAACAAATGACGAAACTGGACAGCGTGAAATTGCCTACTGGCGTAAACATCCTAACCTGCATGGCTGGATGGAGCGACTTGCTGAATCAAAAGATTTAGAGTACGACTCATTCAACGGCGTTGAACTAGAACTCGCCTGGGAAGATCTTGAAGCTCTGGAACAGGCAGTTACTCACAAACAATTGCCTGCCACTAGCGGATTCTTTTTTGGGCAGGACAGCGACGACGAATATCGAGACAGTGATCTTGCGTTTGTCCGAGCAGCCAAAGCAGAAGTGTTTTTGGGACTAAAAGTTTTTTATAACAGTAGCTGGTAATGAATACATTGATTGATTTTAGTGAAGCCGAGGATGATTTGAGATACATGGGTATGGAAATCCCATTGCATACCCGCGAAACACTTCAAAACTATTTGATTAAGGGGTTTACGCCATGTGGGTTTTGCGAATCAATGTTAGCAAAAGATTACGACCGTGCATTGGCTGTTGCTGATACTGCCAATCGTCAAATGTTTTGGGCTATAGCAACTTGGATTAGGGAAAATGCACCCGAAGGAAGTTGGGGTAGTTATGATATAGTCAGTAACTGGTGCAATGATGTTAATGGGTCGCGCACTGAGTTTGCTATTGATGCTGAAAAAAGATTTGTTTGGAAGAAGTTAAAAGAATGAAAAAAATCTACTACGAAAAACGTGGCCGCAGATATGTTCCTGTGTCTGAGTATGACAACGATCTTGCGGATAGTTTTTCTAAAGGTACTCATCTTGTGATGGTTTACCCAGGGGGTGCTAGTCGCCGATACAACATTGACCCTAACTATGCGGCCATGATGGCGGCCAGCCGAGTAGCCGAAGAGGCTATGATTCGGGCAATGCATAAAGCCAGTGAAATGCGGCCTGTTCGCACTCCTATCACACCTGCACAACAAAAGGCATGGAAGAAATTGGCTAAAGAGTTTGGTGATGAACTTTGTACGTTGAGCGGAGCCAGTTCACACGATATTGCCGAAGCAGGTATTCGTGCCCTGCAGACGGAAGCAGACAAACTCATGACACATGCCAGTGTTCGTGCAGCCTATGAACAATTTCTATTAGTATGTGCTTTGGCCCGCCCGCAGGAGAATTAAATAATGCATGACATTGACTTTGACAACAATGAGTTTTGGAAACACGTAGTGGTAGCTGACTGGATTCGCGACCTTGAATCCAGCGACAGCCGCTTGCACAAAGAACGAGTGATTGAAAAAGCCTTGATGGCTTCAAAATTGGGCAGTGCCGGCGCACAGGGTTTTTTGTTCAACTGTTACCTGGCATACAATCCTTTCTATGTGTACAATGTTCGCCAGGTGCCGGAGACTGAGGGTCTAACCGGACAGCCCAACCCGTGGCCTATATTCTGGGGCTTGTGTGAGGACTTGAGAACTCGCGGAGTAACCGGGCATGCTGCTAGAGATCGCATTGAACAAGTGAGTGAACTGTTTGATTCGGAGCAGTGGAATGGCATGTGTAGACGAGTCTTGATCAAGGACCTGCGCTGCGGCATCAGTGAGAAAACACTCAACAAGGTTCTGGGCAAAACATCCTGGAAGATACCTACCTTTACCTGCCAGCTGGCGCAAGATTCAACTGATCGTCCGGCCAAGATGAAAGGCATCAAACGCCTGGAGGTCAAACTGGATGGTGTGCGAGTTCTGGCAGTGGTACAAGGTGCCAGTGTTACACTGTACAGCCGCAATGGCAAGCCGTTTGAAAACTTTCCGCACGTGGCCGAAGCCATTGCTGCCAACCGCAAACTGATTGGTGCGTTTGGCGGACGATATGTGCTGGACGGCGAGATTGTAGGTGCCAGCTTTCAACAACTCATGCGGCAGGCACAACGCAAAACAAATGCCGAAACCACGGACATGGTGTATCATGTGTTTGATATCATTCCACTTGACAGTTTTCAAGAAGGACACTATAATGCACAACAGAGCAAGCGACTTGATATTTTAACAGGATCTCGAGCACGGTTTGATGCTACAGATTGTCTGCGTCTCATGGACGGTATCACTGTGGATCTGGACACAGCCGAAGGGCATGACATCATGAATCGATATGCACAGGATGCTGTGGCCAACGGATTTGAAGGTATCATGATCAAGGATCTTGGCGCACCATATGAGTGCAAGCGATCTAGTTTTTGGATGAAATGGAAACCCACAATCACAGTTGATCTTAATATTGTGGGTTTTGAAGAAGGTACCGGTCGCAATCAGGGCCGGTTGGGTGCTATAATTTGTGAAGGAGTTGATGATGACCGTAGAATTTGCGTTAATGTTGGCAGTGGGTTTAGCGATACTCTTCGTGATGAGTATTGGGCCAGTCGGAATGAGCTACTTGGTGACGTGGTTGAAGTCGAAGCGGACGCAGTCACACAAAACCAAGACGGATCATACTCATTGAGATTTCCGCGCTTTGTACGCTTTCGTGGATTTGAAGCAGGAGAAAAACTATGACAGAAGTCAGCAGAATATCTGCACAAAATGCAGAAGTGTATCGACAGATGGAAATCAAAAAGGTGGACAAGCGTCACGAAGAACTTAGACTAGAAGAACGACGTGTACAGGCCGATGCCAAAGTTGATGAACAAGCAAGAATTGAAATGAATCGTAGAATGAACCGTGCGGGACAAAACATAGATAGAATGGCCTAGCCGGGTCAACCATGAACAGTAATTTTTAGGAAAAATCATGCACAAAACAGTTTACACAGAAGTTGAAGTTGATGTTAATCTTGGAGATTTTGAAACAGAGGACCTGATCGAAGAACTAGAAAGTCGTGACGAATTACCCTCGAGTCATGGCCCATATGATGCTAAAGAGCTAGTGGAACAAATCTGGATGCTTCGACGCAACGGTAAAAACTATGATGCACCATTGGATCAGTTGGTGTATGCTGTGACTGGACGCATCATTTAATCAATCATGAATAGTAATTTTTTAGGAGAAATCAAATGGCAACAGCAAAAACAGTAAATCGACTCAGCGATAAGCTGACCAAGGTAAATGAATCATACACTGTGAATCGTTATGACAACGGTTTCATGGTAGAGGCAAGTGGACGCAACAAAAAAGGTGACTATGTCACTGCCAAGATCTTGTGCAACACACTGGATGAAGTGCTGGCTCTTGTGAAAGAAGCCTGCGAGATGGACCTGGACGTTTAATATCATGATTAAACTTTGGTTAGCGTTTGCTATTATTGCTGTTCTCATACACTTTGGCATCACTGCTGTTAGAAAGATGGACGGCAAGGAACAATTAGCCTTGACAAAAAGTATAGGTTACAGTATAATTGTGTCACTGGCAGTGGTAATGGTAATGACAGTGATTGTAATTTTATTTTAAGGAAACACAATGAAGCGTATTTTAACTCTCTCTATCTTGGCTGCTGCTGTACTGGCAACAGGTTGTACTCGTATTGAAACTGGTGAAGTTGGTGTGCGAGTGGGTTTTGATAAACAGGTCCAGAGTGGTGAACTACTTCCTGGGTCTTTCAATCAATCAATCATTGGTGAGGTTCTTACGTTCCCCATCAAGGACGTAAACGTGGTGCTGGAGAATATGACTCCTGTTGCCCGAGACAACAGCACCATGAAAGACTTTGATGCAGTGGTTGTTTACAACATCAACCCCCAGCAAGTAAGTGAATTGTATGCAACCAAGAACAAGAGCTTCCATACCGAGTTCAAAGGTGATACCTATGTGATGTACAATTACATTGTGCAGAATGCTCGTAACGCTATCTACAAGGCCGCTCGTAAGTATGAGGCCCTGGACATGGCAGATGCCCGTAGCGACATGGAAACCTTTATCAAGGAAGAAATTGTTCGCAATCTTGCCGAAGAAAAACTGGACGGTAGTATCAGTATTAGTCAAGTGCTAATCCGTAATATTGTACCAGCTGACTCAGTTGTGGCCAGTGCTAACGAATTGGTCAAGGCCAAGAACGAGTTCAAGACCGAAGAAGTCAAAGTGGCCACTGCTCGCAAGCGTAATGAGTCAATGCAGGCCAACCCAATGGCAATTCCCTTGCTGATGGCCGAAGCACAAGCAGATGCCATGCGTAAGTTGCCAGATGCTATTGCCAACTTCAAAGGTCAAACCTTGGTCATCAACGGTGTTGTGACTCCCACAGTACAGACCAACAGCGCAAAATAACCCAAAGGAACTATCATGGCAGTCTGGAGATTATCAACACATTACAAAAAGTCAGCAGTTGAAAAACAGCTCTGGTACAAGGATGGTGTGACAATCAGCAAGGAAGAAGGCTATCGTTGGGGCACGTTCTATTGCGAAAGTGATGAAATGCCTGATGTTGATCTTGCCAACCCAGACGGCTACGAACTCTACGGCTATGACTGGGAACTGGACAGCCTGGATGATGGTTGCTGGAGTGACTGGACATTTCCTGAGGATATGAGCGCAGCAGAACGTGAGCAGATTGAAGCTGCCTGGGACCAGGATTTCTCAGACGGACTTGAAGCACTGGGCTGGAGTCACAATGATACTGAATACTGGTTTCATGGTCCCTTGCTTATGACCAATGAAACCACTGGTGAAGAGTTTTCAGGCCTGGCAGAAGAATCACAAGAAAAAACTGCTCAACAGTTGGCAGCCGAACTTGACGAATTGATTGCTGAAATGCCAGGCATTCCAGACTATGCTGTGAAAACACCTGCGATGACTGAGTGGTATGACAGTGATACTCTTCCTGCGCGAACAGGCAGCTACGAAGTTATCACAATGACCTGGCCGTTTGTGATGTTTGCTGACTGGAATGGACGTGCCTGGCAACGAGAAGGCTTTGCAATCAACCCCTCGGCCTGGCGTGGACTGGCCGAGGATCCTGCCAAATAATTTGACAACAGGCCACAGTGCCTGTATAATTACTGTGCATGACCAAGGAGATGGTGCTGTTCGATAGTGCGGTGGAATTCCTAGGCCCACTGCTACTGTGGCATGTGAACATAAGTCACGTAGGTTGAGACACTGTCCTTGAATAAAATCAAAACCCGGCTGGTACCTGGGGGTATGCCAATAAGGACTAACACAGTGAAAGGATATGTATATGTCTGTTGAAATTGGGGCCGCTGCGTTGAGCATGTCCGAGTCACTCAGCTCTCTTGAATCAACGCCCTTGGTCATGCACCGTATTTGGTTTGATATCTCAAGCACCGACGTCTGGTACTCAATCCAGCGTGAAGCAAAAACACTCTATGGCACAGGTTGGAAAAGCCAGTCACGAGTCAAGCGCAAACTAGACAACATCTGGGGCAATCAAACATCCTATCCAGTTTGGTTCGATGTGCCTGAACAGTCTTTTGCATCCTGGATCTCGGTAAAGTACGCTGTGAGTGCCAAGATAAAATCCGGTAAATAGTCTTATGTTTCTTAGTCTTATAACTCTAGCCGTGGCTCTGAGTCTCAGCGTTATTGCTGCCTACTACAGCATTGCCGGCCTGGCAGCTATATTTGCAGCCGCAGTGATACCCATCATGATCATGGGATCCATCCTGGAATTGGCCAAGGTGGTTGTGACCATATGGCTGCACGAGTACTGGCCACGAGCCAGATGGTTGATGAAAATATACCTGGTGTCTGCTGTGATCATGCTAATGTTGATCACCAGCATGGGCATCTTTGGTTTCTTGTCAAAAGCACACAGTGATCAGAGTCTTGTGAGTGGCGACAGTCAGGCCAAGGTTTTGATCTTTGATGAAAAAATTCGAACATCCAAAGACAACATTGACGCCAACCGTCGGGCACTTAAACAGATGGATGAAGCTGTGGACCAGGTCATGGGTCGCAGTGCCGATGAGAAAGGTGCTGAGAAAGCTGTTCAGATCCGCAGATCTCAAAATAAAGAACGTGCTCGTCTCATAGCCGAAATTGACACTGAGCAGAAAACCGTGGCCAAGCTGAACGAAGAAGCAGCACCACTCCGAGCAGAATTTCGCAAGATCGAAGCTGAAGTAGGTCCAATCAAGTACATTGCAGCCTTGATCTACGGTGACAATCCTGATGCCAATGTTCTGGAACGTGCAGTACGCTGGGTGATCATGTTGTTGGTTTGTGTATTTGATCCACTAGCTATCATGATGCTGTTGGCATCTACAGAAAGTCTCAAGTGGGCACGTGAAGGTCGCACCAGTCGAGTGCTTGAACCTGAGCCACCAGCATATGAACCTGATGATGGTCCCATTGATCCAGAAGTACTGGAACAGTTACGTGCTAGAGCACAACAAGACTTGCCCACTGGCGAACTTGTGAGCCGGCAAGAACTATTTCCTGAGAACCCGCATCCAGCCGGTTGGATGTTTGAGCCCGACCCACAGCCAGTGCCACAAGCAGCAGAAACAACACTGCCCGACGATGATGACTCCGACGAAGAAAGTCCTGAACTCAAAGCAGCCATGACACAATGGAAGGCCGAGAATCCCACAGACACACTCAAACATCAACGAAAATTATTTGACTCTGGGCAGATAGAAGAACTGCCTTGGCTAAAGTTTTTGCCATCACATGAACCTACATCTGGATTTGGAACACACCTGCCCGACACTGCTGTAAAAGGTGACAGCTATGTGTTGACCACAACGATTCCCAATGTGTTGTATAAATTCAACGGCTCCGGCTGGATCAAAGTTGACAATTCTATAAAAGACCAGTATACTTACGACATAGCATACATAGATCACTTGATTGTTCAAATTGAAAAAGGATTGTATGATCCTGAGCTTTTGAGTGACAGTGAACGTG